GGGTTTCAGGCGAACTATTGGTATTTTCGGAATGATAACATTAGAAGTTAATGGCGTAGACTTACAAGGCTTTACTGATATTGATGTATCAAGAAGACTGGATACTATTAGCGGTGACTTTAGTTTTAGGGCTGTATCTACTCTTGACCGGCGTTTTCCAATAAAAACTGGAGATCGCGTTAGAGTCTTGGTAGAAAATACCCCTGTAATAACTGGTTACGCAGAATACATTAACATAAACTACAGCTCATCAGACCATATTGTTCTGATTCGCGGTAGAGATGTGACGGCAGACCTTATTGACTCAACTTTAGGTGATGAAATAACGTTTACGGGGGGCGTCACATTAGAGCAAGTCGTCAGAGCAACTCTAGATAGTATAAATCTAGAAGATGTTGGAGTCGTATCCAACGTAGATTTAGAGCCTTTTGGTGAAAGCATCATCGTTTCATCAGAGGTTGGCCAAAAAGCATTTGATTTCCTTGAAAAGTATGCTCGTATTCAGAATGTACTCTTGACCACTGATGGTGATGGCAATGTCGTGATCACTCGCTCAAGCAATGCCAGAATTAACACTCAGCTGCTCAATATTGCATCTGGTAGCTCTTCTCAACATCCAAATAACATCACGAATGGTGGTGTCACTAATGATATGACAAATAGATATAACACCTATATTGTTCGTTCAGGTGAAGCTTTAACATCTTTTGCCTTGTTTGATGATTTTGACAATATTGACCAGTATTTTGATGAGTTTACAGATCAAGCTGTTCAAAACAGTGGTGCAGCTCAGGATATTGAGATTAGAAGCTCAAGAATATTTGATTTCCAGGCTGAGCACCCTTCAGATTCAGATCAATGTGTAAATCGAGCAAAATGGGAGGCAAACTATCGTCGAGCCAAGAGCTTTGATTACTATTGCACAACACCAGGTTTTACAGCCGTCCTTGATGGGTTCATATGGAGACCCAATCTGCTAGTTAAGGTTATTGATGATTTTGCTGACGTAAATGCGGATCTACTTGTTGAGCAAGTTAGATATATATCCAGCTTGGATAAAAATGAGACCAAGCTTACGCTTGTGACACAAGATGCGTATCAACCAGAGCCTAATCGCGATGAAAACACCGCTGCAGCTAACAAACAAGCTCCTGCATATAATAATATAGATCCTAACACCTCACCTATCGAGGATATATTAGATGCCATATCTGGAGATGTGTAATGAGCTTCATTTCATGTATTAAAAGCATAATTAAGCGCGCTAAAACCACACTGCCTGGTAATGATGCTGGCGTGGTTCAAACTGTACAGGTCCAGTATCTTGATAAAGTCTCTACAGCCGATGTTGTAAATCCTGCTGGATTTGGTCACAACCCCACCTCTGGCAAGCTATGCGTTGTTATGAATGTTGGGGCGGTTGAAGATAATATTGCCGCGATTGTGACAGATCAATTTGATAGAATTAAAGACCTGGAACCGGGTGAAACCGTTATCTATAACACCGTAACGAAATCTAACGTTATCTGTAAGAATGACGGTAGCATCGTTGTAAACGCCCCAGTTGTTCAAGTTAACTCTCCAGAAGTTAATGTAGATTCAAGCACTGTTAATGTTACATCAAGTCAGGTTAATGTTGATGGCGATTTAGATGTTACCGGCCAAACCGATTTGGGTAATGGCGGCCCCGGAATTGCTAGGCTGGGTGACTCAGTTCAGGTGGTTATTACCAGTGGGTCAAGTGCTGGAACTTGGAATGGTGTTATTACAAGCGCGTCTAATAATAACACTGCAAATTAGAGCTATAATTGGAATATTATGGAAGATCAAGTTGATATAGCATTAATCCTAGGTGAAGACACAATCTATGATATAGATTTTGACTCAACCGGAGAATTTGAGACTACTGCAGGCTTAGATACAAGTCTGAATATGAGTTTCTATGCTGAGGCGCGTGCTGATGAATCGGAAATTTCAGATCCAATAAAAAGAGGCGGATGGGTGGGTAATGAGCTATCTGATACGCCTAATTTTGAATATGGATCTAAAAACTGGCTTCTATACCAAGCCAAGAAAACTCAGAATACATTGAATTATTCTGAAACATACAATTACCAGGCATTCCGATGGCTTATTACTGATGGTTTTGCTGACCAGGTATTGGTTAACTCAGAATTCACAGCTAACGGGATTGCAGTAAACATAGATTTGTTTGTAAATAATGAAATACAGCAATCTGTAGAATTTGATTTATGGCTGAACACGCCAACGAACAATTTTGGATAGAAATATGTCATTAAATTTGCCAGATAATGTAAAACAAGTATCGGATAGAATGAAAACGGACATTCAGAATGAATTGCCCGAATCTAATCCGTTTCTCAAGAACTCCTTAATCGGTGCTTTTGTGGACTCTTATGCTGGTCGAGTTTTTGACTTCTATCTTCAGCTGAACACAGCTATATCCTTAGTATTTCCAGATACGGCGACAGGCATATATCTGGAAAGATGGGGCTCTTGGGTTGGCGTAACTAGAAACCCAGCTACAGCGGCACAGGGTATCGTGGTGGCAACAGGTTCATTTGGTAGTGTTATCCCAATTGGGACTACATTCCAGTCTACAACCTCAAATACGTACACATCGACCGCCGCAGCCATTATTTCAAATAATCTAAACCCAGTTACATTACTTGAAAGAACCGGTCAGCTTGTAACAGCTACGACTTCCGCAGAACATGGTTATGCAACAGGGCAAGATATTGACATATCAGGTGCAACACAACCTGAATACAACGGCACATTTGAGGTGGTTGTAATATCACCTACTCAGTTCCAGTATGATATTGTAGGTTTTCCATTAACTCCGGCCACGGGAACCATTGAGTCCACAGCACTTATGGCTAGCGTCTCTATTGACTCTGATGCTTTTGGAGCTGACCAAAATTTGGCATCTGGTGATACCTTAACTATTGTCACCCCGATTGCTGGCGTTGATAGTGATGCCATTGCCAACTTTTTTGGCGTCGGCGGTGGTACTGATGTCGAGTCTGACGAAGATTATCGTGATAGAGTTCAGTTTAGATACCAAAACCCAGTAGCTTTATTTAATGTTAATGCCATTATTGAGCAGGCTAAGACTGTTCCTGGTGTAACACGTGTTTGGGTAGAAGAAATAACTCCTGAGCCAGGGTGTGTCACGGTTTATTTTACTCGTGATAACGATCCCAGCCCAATTCCCGGTCCCGCTCAAGTTCAAGAGGTTAAAGACGCCCTTCTTGAGATTAAGCCAGCGAATACGCCAGATGATGGTGTCATTGTCCTTGCGCCAACACCAGTTGTTGTCGATTTCAACTTCACAAGCTTGATTCCAAATACCTCTACTATGCAAGATGCTATTACAGCAAGCCTAGATGCCTATTTTGCCGACAGCACAGAGGTTGGGGAAAGTGTTGTGGAAGATGCATATAGATGTGCAATTTTTGGAACGGTTGACCCCGGAACAGGCGAGCCCGTCGATACATTTAATTTAACTGCCCCAACTGGCGATATTATCGTCGGCCCGGGTGAATTAGCAATCTTAGGAACTATTACGTACCCATAATGACTACTGATTTTAAAGTACATGATCCCGACGAGTCAGCTCAAATCCTGGCTCAGAATTTTCCAAATGGGATCAACCTCATATCAAAATCTATAGTAGACAAAAAGTTCTACAAGTTCTTACGTGGCTCGGGAATAGAAGCCAGCCAAGCTGAAAGCTACATTAATGAATTTGTGACGCAGCATGACATTAATCAAACAGAAAATCTAATTGAAAACTGGGAGTCAGCTGTAGGAATCCCAGATGATTGTTTTAGTGGAACAGGAACAATTGAAGAAAGAAGACGCGATGTTATTGCAAAGCTGTCATCTTTTGGCGTTTCTACCGAGCAAGATTTTATAGACTTGGCCGCTTTATATGGTTATACAATTAGGATTGAGCATGCAGATGTTCCCCTAAGTCCTCCTTTTGATATGCAGTTTGATTATCAATTGCAAGGCGCTGAACCTAACAAATTTATTTTCTACGTTATCTTTGAAGGTACTCCGCCGCCCACTAACACATTTGATATGCAGTTCGATTATCAGTTTGACGATCAGGCCTATAACATAGTCATTTGCCTGTTTAATAAGCTCAAGCCGGCGAACGTATTGATTATTTATAAGTTTGAGCCATAATATATTTATATTTTTAGAGGTAAGCATGGAAAATATACCATCAAAAGTCCCCGGCGATTTTCACTTTTCTACAGAGTTTAACTCTTATGTTGGTGAAGACAAGAACCAAATAACAGACGTTAACATAGTTTTAGATAGCTTGGACTTGCATCAGTTTGGCCAGGTAAATGCCGCATATGCAACAACCGGTAGCTTTTTAACCGACACAGGTATCCAAGATGCCTTGAGTTTGGTTTCATCACAATATAACTTCCAAACTCCGCAAGAATACTATGATGGCATGGTTGTTAGAACTCGCCCTGCTTTTACAAATACAGGCGCGGCGACGATTAATGTTGCCGGGCTAGGCAATAAATCTATTAAGCGATCTGGTGGTGTTGATGACCCATTGGCAGGTGAAATTATTGCCGATGCTATGACATCATTTTATTATGATCCCGGTTCAGATAGCATGATATTAATGGCTCCCGATGAGCAAGTTCAAACCAATGTTTTGAACAACTACTTTTCTACTGGTGGCTTCAAAATGACATATGTTTCAACCAATATATTTTCTTTTGGAATTGGAACATGTGCTGACTCTACTAATAGCCAGTTGATGACAAATTCTAATGCTGACTTTGAAAAGCTGCTAACAACCAACTGGGCTGAAGGCGATGGGGCTGGAGGAAAAGCTTCTGCAGTAACAATAAATGCAGACACTGATTACTATCTGTTTGTAATCGCTAAGCCGGATGGAACAGTTGATTTTGGGTTAGACGATTCTCCAATTCCGAATAATTTGCTTGCCGATGCCTCCCCATCCGGATATACAAGGTATAGAAGGGTTGGGGCGACTGTTGCGATTAGCGCCTCAACATTTAGAGAGTTCAGGCAGGTTGGCAGGTCTTTTCATTATGTTACGCCCGTTAGAGATATTTTGATAACTGCTGGTGGGGATGAGAGCATTTTGTTCAAGGCAAGTGTCCCTCACCAAATACCGACTCTTGCGCAGATAGAGTTTAGAACCGATAAGCTGGGAACTTCCCCTGCTTCTGCTGATGCATTTATACATCCAACTGATAGTGCATTTTCTCCGTCATTGATCTCTAGCGTTACGGGCATATCTTCCACGTCTCAAAATTACTATAAAGGCTTTCAAACCATAAATTTTTGGACTGATGATGGTGCAATTAGATACACATATGAAATGGCCACTGGGGGAAGCATTACCATGCAGGGCTATACACTTGGCTGGGAAGATCCCATAGACCTAGATTAATACTGGAGAATCACAATGCCATATGTAAGAAGAACATCGGGGCTCGTTACAGGAACTTTTACTTATGAGATCCCTGGTTTCGCAACAGAGTTTTTGCCTGATGGCGATGACGATATCTTGTTTCAGGAGAAAAAAAGCCAAAAGCTAAATCAGCTTGAAATAAATCTAATTTTTTATTTATCAGAGGTTTCTATTTCTGGCAATGACTATTCACTGTCTGCTAACGGCTTATCTCTTCTGAACACTGCTTTAATCGATGCTATTAACACAGATAGTCCAAATGTGGTCTGGATTCTAAAAGATGGATCTTCTGTTGTCCTGCCAACAGGTGAAGCTAAAGCAGATATGCTTGTAATCCAAAATTACTTTACGACTGTTTATGCCAATTATAATTCTCTTAAGTCGCAAATTGATGCGGCCATGGATTTTGCAACAATAGACGCAATTGACGTGGATTCTGGATGGCCATCATCCTCATTACTTCCTGGTCCTGACATCCCAATCCTAGACAGAAGCGGTAAAAGCTACTTCATTAACGGAAATATGGACATTTGGCAGCGTGGCACAACCTTTGCCGCGGCAACTGATGATCAATATGTGGCAGATAGATGGGTATACAACACTGATAACACCTCAGGAGTTGCCACTCTATCAAGAGACCAAACTGTTCCTGTTGGAAGCAAACATTCGTTATTAACGACTGTCACAACTGCAGACGCAACCATGGATGCAGGAGACCTAGTAACTATCAGTCAAAGAATTTCTGGTGAAAATGTAGTTGACTTTGCACTGGGTACAGCTGACGCGGCTACTATTACCATTTCTTTCTGGGTTAGAAGCTCTAAGACTGGCACCTATACTGCTGCTCTCCAGAACCAGGCTCAGAACAGGAGCTATGTTACAGCTTTTACAGTTGATGCTGCTGACACATATGAGAAGAAAGTTATTACGATTAACTTAGACCAAAGCGGGACTTGGACAGATGATAGTCTAGCCGGCCTAAGATTCTCAATATGCCTGATGGGTGGAACAACTTATCAAGCAATGGGCTCAACATGGTCATCAGGAGAGTTTTACGCAGTAGGAAGCCAGGTAAACTTCTTTGAAAATAATGCTGAGACATTTTACCTAACACAGGTTAAGCTAGAGAAAAACCCTGTGGCCACAGCATTTGTTCCAAGAAGGTTTGATGAAGAGCTTGAAGATTGTTACTACTATTTTCAGAAGACATTTCCATATGCAACAGCGCCTCAGCAAAATGCCGGGCGTGCTGATGCATTTGAATTCAAGCAGCCCAGCAACTCTAACCCTATCATTTCCACAGGCTGGGTTTTCCCTAGGCCTATGAGGGCTACCCCTACGGTAGTTACATTCAACCCTTTGGCTAACAACTCGCAGATTAGAAATGTTACGGATGCTAATAATATGAGCGGCACAGCAGTATTGTTTTCATCGGGTTCTAGGTCTGTTTATTTAACAGGTAACGAATCAGCTGGGCAAAGCCGAGACGATTTATTGTCAGTCCACATGACTGTTTCAGCGGAGATTTAATATGCCTACATTAATTTATGAAAACCCTGAGAACACGGTTATTTGCGTTATTGATGGAGATGATATTTATCACGTTCCAGTTGACCCAGAAAATGCCTTTTACGCTGAAATAAAGGCAAAGGTAGATGCTGGGGTTTTAGATATTCAGCCTTATTCTGATCCAGTCCCCACATGGAAAGAAATCAGAAATGTACGAAACATTAAACTTCTTGATTGTGATTATACTCAAGTGGCTGATAGTCAGCTTAGCCCTGCATCATTAGCTGAATTTGTTACATACCGTCAAGAATTAAGGGATATCCCACAAACCTATGCTAACCCTGAAGATGTGGTTTGGCCAACCGAGCCGGTTTATCAGAAAGCTTAAGATTTTTTATATTAATTGGAGTGAATTATGAGTAGCAACGTAAAAAATACCATAAACAGACCTGATAAAGACGGTAATAACTTTGTTGATTTGGCGCAAAATCAATGGGGTATTGATGGGGTTGCGATCAACTGCAGCGCTCAAGATATCAACGATGCTTGCGCAGGCGGTGGTACAGGTACAGATTATCAAGATACATATTGGATTGATAAAGCTGGTTTTGATTCAAATGATGGTAGATCTATTACTACTCCAAAGCTTACCTTGCAAGACACGGTCAGCAACTTTGTTAACCCAACGAACGTTAACGTTATTAACATCCCTGGTGGTGGTGACTACAACGAAACTGTCACATTCCCAGCTGGATCTAAAGTTATCATTAACGCTCCCGGCGCAACTTTCACCAGTAACTCTGCTGGAGTAGCCACATTTATTAATAATGGCGATGAACTAACCCTAGATGTGAAATCAGTAGGTGAAAATGGTTCTGGTGGTGCTATTGAGAACACATCTCAGATGAGCCTTCGTACACAGAATATTTCTGGTGACATTTCAAATACAGGCAACATTGTATCTGCAGTCATCAAGTTTGATATTGGAAACATGGCAGGTAATTTTGTTGCTGATGGCGGGACCATGCAAGGTTATGTCAAAACTCAACTAGGTGACTTTACCGCGGCAGCTCTTCCAAACAACATATTTGAGGTTACCTTTGACTCTTGGACAGGTGCTTTTGCAGCTCAAAACACAGCATTAAGAATCCTAGGGAAATCCCTAGGAGGCGGTTCTTCTATTACTATGACTGAGACTGGATTAACCCAATCTTCCTGTGTTGGCTATGTTGGATCTATTCCTAATGGTTTTATTGTTAATGACTCAGCCGTCAACGTTAAAACGGTCGGCCAATTTGGTAATAAGCTATATCTAAACTCACCGTTTGATACTGCTCAGGTATTTGGCGATACGTTCTTTAACGGAACAAAGACAGGTGGCTTAGAGCACTTCATTTTCAAAAATGACACCACGATTGTTAATATCGACGCATCTAACTACCGCGACTACTGGGGTGCAACTGTTGTTTATGACAATGCTTCTACTACACATTTCTTTATTGAAAATGATGCTGGTGTCCCAGTTGGTTTCTGGATGAAGTTTTTGCAAGCTGGTGCCGCTCGTATTGGAACAATCCAAGAGAGCTCAACAATCCCTGTTTCAGTAACAGCAAACACCACTAATAAAACTCAGGAGCGTGGTTCTTGGATGATATTCGGCAAGCTTGATAATGCTGCTGAACCTTTGTATTACGCTTATGGTGACTTAAACATCATTTAAATATTTGAATAGGAATTTGTTATGAGTAAGAATGTAAAAAACACTATAAGCCGTCCTGATTCTAGCGGTCTGAATCGTGTTGATTTAGAACAGGGTGGATGGTCTATTGATGGAGATCCAGTTACCGCTTCTGCTGCTGATTTAAATGGCGGCGGTGGTGGTGGTGTTACTGATGGTAATAACCTCGGCGGTGGCGAAGGGCTGTTTGAAAGCACTGCCGGCGGGATTATGAACTTTAAATCTGTGACTGCAGGCTCTAACATTACCTTAACCCCAAGCGGAACTGAGCTTGAGATCTCTTCCGCCGCTGGTGACATCACTGGAGCTAACAACCTAGGTGCTGGCGAAGGTGTATTTGCCAATGAAGCAGCTGGAATTTTAAACTTCAAATCTTTTATCGCGGGAACCAATGTTAACTTTGATGTGACCGGCGATACTTTAACCGTTAACTCTGATGGCGCGACGTTGCCGGTAATTTTAAATTTCCAATACGTAGCTAATAGTGGCAATGATGCCAACACAGGAACGTCTTTAGATCAACCTAAAGCCACTTTCGCGGCCGCAATTGCAGCACTTGGCGCCCCGGTTTTACCAAATATTGGGGTTGTTGTTTGTTTAGATTCAGGTCCTTATGCTGAAGGAATATCTATAACAAATGATAATATCTTTATCGATGCTCCAAGAGCCCTTTTTGTACCGCCGGCAAATGTTGATGGTTTAAACATTAATGCTACTAATGCTGTGACATCTGGGGGAAGGCTTGGGGGATTCATCACCTCTGGAACTGGGGTTGGCATTAATATTGTTGATGCAGGTGGATGGAATGTGCAAGCAGGGATATGCGATGGCTTTACTGTAAACAGCACTACCGGCGGCTCCGGTGTGCATAGATTTGATTCATTAAATGGTGATATCAACATTACAGGCGCAGTAAGTCGAGGCGAAGCTTTAATCTTCACTGGATCTGTAAACAATCCAAACGCTATTATTGGTTGGCACGGTGCTGTTATGTATGGCTCCTCAAGATTTGAAGCTGCAACTCAGCCTAAGATCTTAAGAACAACCACCGTAACAACTGGACAGACCATTACCTCATTTCTTACAGGAAGCCTGTTAAGAGTGTTTGGCGCGGGCGCTACAACATTAAACCTGCCTAGTGATGCTCAAGAGGATCTCCCTGATGGCTCATGGGCTGATATTGTTCGGATTGGGACTGGGACGGTAACATTCGTTCCCACAGGTGGAGCAACCATCGTAGGATCTGCAACACAGATCGCCTCACAAGGCGGTGTGGCGCGAGTCTATAAGGTTGACAACGACACCTGGTCATTGTCTGGTAACGTTAGTTAGAGTATGGTATAACTTGGTTTGGAGAGCGAATTAAGTTATGTATGCAAAGAAAGTTGACGTAAATCAGGACGAGATTGTTCGGGCCTTAAGAAAGCTCGGGGCTTCCGTGTTTCCACTGCATGACGTGGGACGCGGATGCCCTGATTTGTTATGCGGGCTGCACGGGGCCACCTTCTTGGTTGAGGTGAAGCGTGATAAAAGAGCTACTTTCACCAAAGCACAAGTTGAGTTTATGCTAAAGTGGAAGGGGGGCGATATTTTTAGAATCGAAAATGTGGATCAGGCAATAGAGGCTGTAGACAAGGTTAAAAAGTCTATCAAGCCGCCCAAGCCAGCTAAGCAGCCACCCAGAGATGAGAAGGTATATCTGTATGAAATATAAGCTAGAGTTTTCATATGATGATGAAGATCAATATGAAGATAAGGATGAGCTCCGTTCGCTGTTAAATAATCGTGAACTTAAGTCTGAATGCTTAGATTTTTCAGAATTTTTAAAGCGTGAAGAAGAAGACGTTTTTCATGAGAATGATGAAGTTGAAAAGAAAATCTCTGAAATACGAACTAGGTTCATTAATACAATTGGCGAATATTTATATTGATAGGTTATGTTTCACGTGAAACACCTTTCCCCTCTCTTTTAACGCCAAAATCTCTTAGTCTTATTTTGCACATGCGGCCATCTTCATGATGAAAAACCACTCCTTCCATATCTGCTGATTTCAACTTAAACACAAGATTGATTGAATTAAACAAATCTTCGGGGCTTTCGTTTTCTATAAGTTCTTGTATTAGCTCTAAGATTATCAATACGCCATAGCGTCTTTGGCACGTTTCCCACCTGTGCTTTAAAAGAAGATGGTAGTTTACCTTCTCTGGGTTAGCATTAACCTTAGGGCCTACCAGCTCATATGTACCGTCAAAATAGTCAGAAGGAACATCATAAAGCCTTTGGTTTTTTAATGCGCTTAACCCTTCAAAAAAATACCTGTCTTCATTTTTGTCTGGGTCACACTTAATCCAGTGAGGCCAGTGATTGCTGTTTGGATCAGGCTCTTTTTGACATGGGATAGCCCCGAATGGTATTTTTCTTCCTGGTTTTGCATCAAACCTTTTATATATATCACCCTCAAATATGCAAGCAGCTGTTCCATCATACTTTTGGGTCACAGTTACGCTTCTAGGTTCTGATATAACCCACCCTGAGTCTGGGTGTATTTCATTTATAACTCTTCCCAAGTCGTTAGGGTCTTTCTTAAATAAAGTTGGCATCTTTTTCATCGGGAATATTTCTCCATGCACTCTATAAGAGTGTCCCTTAAGTATTTTGGTAAATCAGATCTCCCTAAATTCAAATCCCAGTCATCCACGACCCTTTTAGATATAGCATGACGGGTTTCAATTATGATTTTTTTTCCACTTATCATTGGCTCTATATACTGAAGGCCAAATGTGTACCTAGTATTCAAACCAGATTTAACTTTATTGCTAAATTCATTATCAATTATGTCTTTTATATCTGAAGCATCAAGGTCTAAATCTTTAATCAAGATGCTTAAAGATATAATGTGCCCATAAACAATAGCCCTGTTAGTTATATTCATGCTAAACCCCTTGAACTTTGGGTTTGTAGCCAGTCTCCCATCATAAAAAAGAAGGTTATCATATTTAACTATCTGGCATTTTGATCGCAAATCATCCATTTTTTATTTTTCCTTGTTGAGTAGGGGTGGGGCTGGCAAGGTTAAGGATACCCTGATTCAGTTGTTCAATTTGAATATGCCTGCCCCATAAACTATATATCCATCACAGATATTGCGGTTTTAATAATCGAAGAAAAATGCTGGGTAACAGCCTCTATGCTCTTAATTATTTCAACCTGGACGCCGGGAACGCTAATCTTCAGAATTTCTTTATTTTTAATAAAATAAGCCACATCAACAAAAGCGCTATGTTCTTCTAAATTCCATTGAGAGCGCGTTTTTAGCTCATAATTTTTAAACTTTTTCTCAAGATGCTTGTTAATATCGTCAATATTAAGGTGAGAAATGTAATCATAGCCAAAATAGTTTTTATATTGATTAATGTGCATATGCCCGTCGGCTTCAGACACATTGTCTGGAAGACTGTAATCCTGATATAGAAAATAAAGGTTGTACATGTAACTTAAAGGCTGAGCAACCGCCTCCCATGCTAAATGTTTGGTTTTGGGGTTTTCAGACATAAATCTTGGGATAGTTACTGATGATATTTTGAACAAAGGTAAATCATCCCCGTTTACCCCTTTCCCGGCATAACCTATATCGTATGTAAGATTATTTTTTTCATATTCATGTTCACAAACACAAGCATTAAAAACATAATCTCCCACCTTGCTTTCAAAAGCATTTGATATAGAAGTTACAGGGGAGAACTCTTTCACGCCGCTTATGGCCTTTGTATTCATTGCCTTGCACATGCCGCTCATATGGCTTTTCTTTAAAAAAACAGTACTTTCAGGGAATACGTACTTACTGCTGTCTAAAATTACCCTCATTTAACCAATCCTTGTCTGAATATTTCCCCTGGCATCTTATCAGACAATGTTTCCTGGCCGTTGATGTTAAGCTGGTGGTTTCTATGTGTATAGGAAAAGTATGCAGTTGTTAAGGTAAAATTAGAAATCCCCATAAATCTTTCCCACTGAGCTGACCGCTCATCTGGAGTATATTTACCCCACCCAGAGAAGTCCGTGCAATATGGATCTACTTCGTCATCCAGATAAGAATCAAGCTCTTCAAGCCGATTGATAATATAATTACTCATTGAAACATATTTAGAATAGTCAGCGGCTATCATCTTAGACATTTTTTCTTTGTTAAGATCCGAAAATATATGATCTAATCCATACAAAGCTTGCATTAAAAAATTTAACTCATCTCTATCTGTACAATGAGAGATGTAAGACCTATCAAATCGCGGCTCCCTTAAAACACTAACGGCTTGAAAGTACCCCGAAGGAACCGGCTTACTTTGCACAATATCCTTTTCTTTAAGTTGGTCAATTCTTCTGGACTTCTTTTGCCATATCGACATCATTTTATAGCACTCCTAAATACAATCTTTTTCAGCGTATTCTCGAACCACATCATCTTCAGTAATATGATTCACATAAATTCTTTTAACATCTTTATCTGACAAGTGTTTAGCAAAACCCTCCCGGAATGTGTCGGGATATAAGTACGCCCTATCATAATCACCATCAACCATCTCTA